CGATTGTCGACCCATACATCGCCGACTTTAAACGGTGCGGTTTCGCGGACTGCATTAATCAATTTTGTTTCGGCGTCTTGAAGCTCATCCCTGAGGCGCGTCACTTTGTTTTTCAGATCATCAATTGCGGTCATGTCCGTTTCCTTCCAATGGCGATGAATCAGGACGGTTGTTATGCCGCCCCTCCATCGGCCAGCGCATCAGCCTTGCCAGGCTCGTCTTTGAACCAGCAGAACCGTTCGCGCGGCCAGTGGATGTAGCGATGTGCGCCGCTTGCCTCGTCGGTGAACTGAGACACCACGAGCACAGTGTTGTTGGCTGTCCAAAAGACCGCCTTCACGCGCTCGTAGACCACCTGTACGGTGCTGTCGTCGCGATAGAGGGTCAGCGTGCGCGCGCTCATAGCGCACCCCATCCCAACGTGCAGGCATGAGCCGTCGCTTGGCTCGCAATCAGCACTACGGCGCTAATCACCATTCTCATAGTCATGCTCATCCTCCTCCCTTGATGGCGGCCAGGACCTTCTCGGCCTCTTGGATGCGGTGGTTGAGATCGGTCTGGGCCTTCTCCATCTGGGCGACGGCACCGGAGACACGGGTCTTGAGGTCGAGCAGGGTCTGCTCAAGGCGATCGATACGGGGATCGGCGCGCAGTGGACCGTAGGCGGCCTCCCGCATGGCGGCGACCGCAGACCACGGCACCTCCAGCTCCTGGCCGATGCGCTGGTCGGAGTAGCCCTCGATGTAACGGCCGGCCTCGTCGTCGAACTGTGTATCGAGGAGCCGGCGGACACCGGCCTTCTCGGCATTTGTGAGGGGACGGGGGGCTGTTGTTACCATTGTGAGGGGGGTGATGGTTGCCATTGGTTTCTCCTCCACGGTTGTGACGCTGGCTACCTGTGCGGGTGTATTGGTTTCTTTCTTGGTCCCCTTACACGTGGGGCAGATGCAAGAGCGGGGCTTGTAGGGGTCGAAGTCCCAGCCGAGGTCGTGGAAGTGGTGGGCGATCCTGCCGGGGTGTTCTTCGTTGGGGCAGGTGAAGTGACTGTCCTTGCCGCACTTGCTGCACTGGGTGTCGACAAAGTGATGGTATGCGCCGTCCTTGAAGACGCGCTCGATGGTGTAGGACGAGGGGCGGCGGCGTGGTGTCGAGGCGTTGCGCCCGGGGCTGCCTTTCATCTCTTGCCTCCACTGTTGAGACGGAGGTAGGCGCGGCCTGCGGTGGTGGGCTTATACATCCCGTAGCCGGGTGCCCTGCCGCCGTCGCTGCCAAAGCCGGTGTTCTCGATGAGGCCGGCCTTGTGCAGGGCGATGAACTCCGACGAGTGGGGGTAGTCCCACCGGATCGCCTGGTGCGGCTTGCCGCCCCACAGCATAAGGAAGAGGTCGACGGCGGCATTGGGGAGGTCCATGTCCTCACCAGCTGCTCCGGTAGACAAAGTAGACGTTGGGTTCGCCGCAGAGCCGCTCTTGGCTGAGTTCAAGGGCCAGCATGTCGCGGGTGTCCTTCAGGTCGTCGAGGTAAAACTCGTCATAGCTGATAGGGCCGAAGAAGAAGCCCCCTTGTGTGGGGAGGAGGTCGGGGCCTTTGGTGGGGTCTTTCAGCACTGTGTTGACCAGTTCCAGAAGGGTGCGGAGCTGGTCGGGGCTGCACTCGTATTCGTGGCAGTCGTCTACGCCGTTCTGGACGTTGGCGACGAACCAAGCGTGGATGGCATTGGCCTTGCGCCACTCCCCCACCTTCTCGGTGATGCTGTCGATGCGCTCCGGCCGGATCGAGCCGTGCTTTGGGGCGATAAGGTGGGTCACGATGTCGCCCTGGAAGGCCCAGAAGTCGTGCCGCTTGTAGAGGTACATATCGAGTCCCATGGTCAGTCTCCCTGTGTTGGGTGGAGCGAGGGGACGTTAGTCCCCGAGCTGGACGTTCTCTCCCCACGGGGCCTCGGAGCCGCGCTCGCCGCTGAGCCAGAGGACCGGGAAGGGCTGGGGCTCGCCGAAGTCCGCCCGCGTCATCTCCATGTCGCTGAGGACGATGGCGCAGCGCGGCTGGTAGTTGTTGTCGTGGACGGCCTGCCAGATGGGCCGCATCGAGGTGCCGCCGTAGCCACGGACGGGAACCTCCCGGGGCAGCTCATCATCGGGGCCAAACTCGGTGACGTTGTGGACGCGGGTGTCGCACTGGATGAAGATCGTGCGCTCCGGCTTGACCTCCGAGAGGATGAGAGCGAGGAAGCCGAGGAAGCGGGGCACGAGGGTCCGGCAAGAGCCGCTGGTGTCGATGCCGATGACAATCTCACCGATGCCCTGGCTGTGGAGCGAGGGGAGGATGAGGTTGCTGTGGATGGAGCGGCGGTTGGGCCGGGACCAGCTGTAGTCGTCCTTGCGGCACATCGACACGTAGTAGCGGATCAGGTCCCACGGGTTGAGGCGGGGCTTGACCGGGCGCACGAGGTGCTCATAGGAGCCGGGTAGGTGGCCTTGGCTCTTGGCGATCTCGGCGGCCTGACGGGCGATGATCGTCCACTTCCGTTCGAGGTCTTCGAGGATGGCGCGCTTTTCCTGGGCGGTAGCAGCTCCGCTGGTGGGGTCGGTCGGGTCATGGATGTCGCCGTCGAGGCCGCAGGGGGGAAGCTGGGGCTGGTTGGTTTTGTTCTCCTCGTAGAGTTGCTCTGCTGCCTTGCCCTTGTTTTGAGGGTTATGGAAGATGGCGTTGGCCTCCGGCGAACCGTGGTCGGGAGGCTCAAAGCCATGGAAGATCAGCTCCGGGTCGATCCGTTGGTCACAAGCGATGTTCCAGCCGAGGGGATCACGGGAACCACGACGCCAGCCGTCGCCCTTGGTGCAGTGCGAGGTTTCGTGGGCGATGGTGGCGATGAGTTGAGCGTCGCTGACCTGCGCCTTGTCGGCATAAACGAGGGGGTCGTAGATGATGTAGGTGCCGTCGGTGCCGATGTTGCCGCCGGCGAACTTGCCGAGGTGGGGGACGGGCTTGAGCTGGAGGTGAAGGGCCGCCGTCGCCCAGAAGGCGAAGGTGCATTTCCCGTTGGCGTCGTGGGTGGTGAGCATGTGGGACCGGGTGCGACGGATGCGGCGGTCGGCGACGGCGATGGCTTCATCGAGGTTCATGGTAGGGTTCCTTCTGCACAAAACCAGCAGCAATCGCAGTATGTTAGGCCGCGCGGCGAGCTTTTGGCGATGCGACACAGTGTCGCAAAGCCGAGCGAAGCGAGGCTGCCGCGCGGCATTTTGTCAATTGCAGACGGTGGTGTTGCCGATGCGTTGGCACGTCTGCCGCTGGCCGCTCATGGCGTCGGAGCAGATCGTCGTGTTACCGACTCGCTGGCAGACCCATGTTGCCTTCGCCGGGGTGGTGTAGGCGATGGCGAGTAGTGCAATGGTGAGGTAGTACTTCATCATGTCAGCGAACTCCCTGTGTCAGCATGGTGTAGAGGGCGAGGGTGGCTTCGAGGGGGAAGGCCGGGCAGGGGTAAGCGCCTGCCTTCCACTTCTCGACGAGAAGCTCGTAGGCTTCCGGCCATGACTCCTTGAGGACTTCGACCGAGCGGATGGAGCCGAGGGTCGCTGTCAACTTGCGGTCCAACTCCTCCAGGTCTGCGTGGTGCTTCTGGATGACGGCGGTGTGAGCGACGATCCGGTCGGCCAGGGGATTGGAGATTGCCATCTCGCTGTTGGTGCTAGCGGGCAGCGGCAAAGGCTCTAGGAAGCGGAGCGTCGTCCAGTGCGGCACCTTGGCGTGAATGTAGCTGTTGGTGTGCAGCCAGCCGGCGGGAACGGCAGCGAACTTGGCCGCCCAGTTGGAGCCGAAGTTCTCGGCCAGGACGGCACGGGCCAGGGCGTCCTCGGCCTCTATGATGGGGACCCAGGCTTCGCGGCGGGCCTTGCCGACAAGTGTTAGGCGGAGGTCCTTGCGGGCAGAGGGGGTGAGAGGTGTCTTGCGGGTCTTTTCCATGGCTGGCTACTCCTGTGGGTTGAGGACGGCGCGAAGCTGGTCGAGGAGGTCGACCGCCTCGTCTTTCACTTGCTCGCGAAGGTAATCGTCCTTCTTGAGGTCGTCGGGCGTGTAGCCGCAGAGCTTGGTGGCGAGGGCGACACGCATGGCTTCGAGGGCCGGGTCCTTGGTGATGTTGAGGCGGCTGAGCCGGTCGGTGAGTTCTGAGAGGTTGCCGATGAGGCTGTCGTGGATGCGGCCCTTGATGACCTTGCCGTCGGCGTCCTTCTCGTACTCGGAGAGGCGGTCGACGATCCGAGTGACAGCATCCGTCATCTCCTGCCACATGAAGGACTGCATCCGCAGGATGTCGGCATTGTTTTGCTCGACAAGGGAGAGGCGGATGGCCTCGGCCTCGTCCTCGGCGACACCGGCGCGGAAGTCCTCGGCATCGGGCACGCCGAAGATTTCGACGGAGACGGCGAAGCGGGCCTGGACCTGTTCGCGGGTCGGGTAGTCGAACTCGCGGGCCAGGTCGCCCAAGGCGCGCTGGCCGTTGGCGACGTGCTGGGACCAGCGAAGGGTCAGGGCGTTGACGGCGGCCTCGAACTCCATCCGGCGGATGCGCCAGCCCTCGGTGAAGGGGAAGAAGTTCTCCACAGGGAGGAGGGTGACACCATCCCAGCGCCAGGGCAGGGTTTCCGCACGGACAAAGGAACGGAGGCCGTTGGCCGCTGTGTGGATGGGATCGATGGCCGCCTTGGCGATCAAGTACTTGGTGGTCTTGACCTGATGCCGGTCGGCCTTGTGCCGCTCGGCGGTGTCTTTTGACGCTGCGCGGTCGAGAACTTCCCCTCGCCATACGGAGATCGAAGGACGGACCAGCATGGCGCGTTCGGTAAGCAGTGACATGGCTACCTCCTGTGCTTTGGTGGTTAAGAGAGCAGGTCCTGGAACTTGGCGCAGAAGCGGATGAAGGCACCGCTCTTCTGGAGCCGCTGGTAGCGGTTCTGTTCCAGGGGAGGGAGGGCCTTGAGGCGGGCGGCATCGACCGCTAGAGCGCTGCGGACGGTGTAGACCGCGAACTCCGGTTCCACGCGGTCGAGATAGCGGACGATGCGGTCGAAGTTGTTGTTGGTGGCGGCGGAAGAGAGGGCGGTTGTGACCACGTAGAGCGCGCCGGGGTTGGTGGGGACACGCGCCGTGTCGGGATTGGCGAGGATTTGGGCGACGGAGACAAGTTCCGAGGCCATGCTGGCGAAGGCGACGAACTCGGTGGCCGGTCCCTCGCCCACCCATCCCTTGATCGCCTCGAACGGGGGAATAGAGGGGGCGTAGGCGTTGCAGACCTTGGACAACTCGTCCCAGGTGCGGGGGCAGGCGAAGGGGCCGGGAACCTCGGGCTTGAAGTTCACGAAGTTCATCGGAGCGTGTTGGATGAAGGCGCGGACCAGGACGGAGCCGCCGGTCGCCGCCATGTGCTGGGTCCAGCCGTCCCTGTCGGGCTCGAACTCCAGCCAGCCCATCTTGCTGACGAGGGGCTTTGGCATCTGCTGGACGGCGGCCCGGTCCTCAGCCCGGTTGCCGGTGGCGACGATCATCCAGTCGGGGCCGATGTTGTCCCGCTCGTAGACCGTGCGATAGGCGGCCGCCTGGGTTAGCGGGGGAGCGGTGGGCAGGTCGTCGAAGAGGATGAAGCCAGCGCCGGTCTTGGGTACGAGGTCGCTGAAGGCTATGCGGCGCGCTTCCCCATCAATGATGGCCGGGAGGCCGCCGAAGTCGAGGGGGTCGACCACCGTCATCTGAATGGCGCGGAAGGCGAAGTTGGGGATGGTTTCCTCGATCACAGAGGCGGCGGCCCGGACACAGGCGGACTTGCCGATGCCGGGGGGGCCGGAGAGGTAGGTGGTCTGGCGGAGGCCAGCCATGTAGAGCTTGGTGAGGTGATCGACTACCTGGTTGAAGATCATGGTGTTTTTCCTTCTCAGCGAGTGATTGGTAGTTTACTTGGTTACTTGGTTTTTGAACCATGTGGCATATTGTCGCACCCAAAAACTTCCCTAGGACTGTTGGGTTAGAAGCTGCCGGGGGCGCACTGGAGGCAGGTGTAACCCCGCTCGCGCCACATATTGACTACCTGGTCCCGGTCATCGACGAAGAGGATCGGCTCCCAGCCGTCGGTCAGCATCTGGTCCAGGAGTTCGGACTTGACGATGTGGTCGGGCCGGTGATCGCCCTCCCGCCGCATGTAGAGCGCGTTGTGGACGATGCTGTGGCGCAGCAGCCAGGCCATTGTTTCTGAACGGCATTCGTCGCTGCGACCACTGACGATGATCATGCCGTCGTCGTATGCAGCCAAGGCCAGGTCGCTGTAGAGGCGGGCAACCGGCTCGATCAGCGCGTCCCCACCACATGTGGCGAAGAAGGCTCGCCAGTCCGGCGGATCGGTCTTGATGAGGGGCAGGCGGTGGTCTAGGTTGGCGAGGGTGCCGTCGAGGTCGAATACGTAGCACTTGGTCATGGTCAGCTCCTCTTGGTGGTCAGGTGCCATGCGCCGCACCAGCAGCGGTAGGCGTGCTGGAGGGGGGCGTGGAACTTGCGGTGGATGTAAGCAGCGTGCTCTTCCGCCTCTTCACGGTTGTTGTAGGGCTTCTTGAGGCAGGCCCCGTCGTGTGCGCCGAGGTGCTGGCGCAGCTTCTTCAGGGCGTCGTACATCGTCATGGGTGCCATCCGGGGGCAACATGCGCGACCCAGCCGAGGAGATCGTCGAGGTAGCGCCCGAGGGCGAAGCCGGCGGCCGCGCACAGGAGCATGGCGAGCGCCAGCGTGAGCCAGCGCAGCCAAGGCCGGGGAGGCGCGGATACGTGGGGTATCCGCTCCAAGCCCGGTATGTGGTCTAGGCTCACAGGACCTCGTAGCGGCGGTGGCTGCCGCCCATGACGTAGCTGTAAAGGCCCCGGTTGGCCTTGTGGCACTCCAGGGCATAGGCGACAGCCTGGCCGATCATGCGCGGCGGCCAAGTGGCGCAGCGGCGACGTATGTCGGCTTCGACCTCTGCGTCGGGGGTGCCGACGTGGACGCGGCCCATGAGCCACTTGATGTCGTAGCGGGGGAGCTTGTCATCCCACCGCTTGCCGAACTCGTACTTAGCCATGGCTAGGCTCTCCCTTGCTTGCGTAGTTGCAGACGATACTCCGACATGTCCCACAGAGCGGCCGGGATGTGCGGCGGGAGGCCCCAATAGGGGCGCTCCTTGTAGTGCAATATCAGGAGGTTGCCGGTGCGCAGGTAATGGACGGCGGCGCAGTGGAGTACCCACATGGTGCGTCCCATGGTCAGGCCCTCGTGCGGATGCGGGTGGCCGGGATGCCGGTCCTGACGAGAAAGGACCAGGTGGCATAGCGGTCCTGCCCTTTGGCCGTCGCACAGCGCAGCACAATGCGGGCGCGCTGCTGGACGCTCATCATGTCGCAGCCCCTGGTGTCTGCGTACAGGTTGCAGAGGTTGTCTATGTCCTCTGAAGCATTGTCCTGTAGGTCCTGGAGTACCTGTGTAGCGATCTTCATGGCCTGTGCTTCCTGGTGTGGTAGGTTGTTACTTGGTAGGCGAACACCAATATTGGGCGCTTTGCCTGGAAACTTGTCGATGCGACCAAGTGTCGCAGCAAAAGCTCAATGTTTTCAACGGCTTAGCGGCAAATGCAACGCAACGGTGGCGTTCGATTGGGCCGACTTGCGAGCCAACATTTGCCGAGGGGAGCCCAGGACTGGACTCAGGAGGGGGCAACATGCGCGACCCACCCGTGGCTGGGAGGGCTTGACGGCGAGTCTAAGTCCTGGTACTCCCTCTATGAGGGAGTACCAGGAGGGGGCAACATGCGCGACCCACCCTTACCCATGGGCTGGGCGGGGACGCGCCCACATGCGAGGCGAAAAAACCTGGCTAGGTGACAGAATGTCGCAGGCTACGATTTGCTAAGCGGTTGAAGTTGCTGGCCCATCCGGCGAACGGAACGCGCCGGGAGCGTTTATTTGGGGCGGTTTTTGGCGATGCCGTGCTTGACTGGTTTCGCCAAAGGGCATTCCGCCCCAAGGCCATAACCGAAAGCACAGGTCGCCATGATTACACCGAAATGCGAAGGCAACACGTTGACCTTGGTTGTTGCGCTGAACGTCAAGCCGACGGCGAGCCAGAGCGGCAAGAGCCGCATCGTCGCCAAGACCGGGCCGTTCGTCGAGATTTCGACGCCGTTCGGCATGGTCAAATACAACCTCAACGTCATTACGACCGATGAGAACTACGGGAAAGGCCCCGCCAAGGTCTAACCCGCCAGCAACCTCGCAGGACTAGGCCGCCGTGTGCGGCCTTTTCCTTGCCATGAAGGGAAACGCTACGGTAGCGTTCCAATCTAGGCGACGGGCGAAACGCAACGACCCCGGATACCTATCGCAGCGATTTGAAGGGGCTAGGGATGCGGGAGGCGGTTTCAGCTACCCCAACTAGGGGATCACCGGGCAAACCGGTTGTAGACCCAGCGCAGGAATCTACAGGGGCAGTGTCAGAGATAGGGGATGTGGTCGGAGCGATACAGGTGATGGCGGCAACCCGTAACATGTTCTACTCCCATACTCCAACAGGGAACCCAGACCTACGGAACCCATACGGTACGCACCTTTCCCCTGCTAGGCATGGGGCCAAGGGGATCGCAGGACTACGATCCGACATAGGCGACGGGAGCCTATCTCTAGCTCAGCTCGCTAAGATGTCAGTACGGCAGGTGATGGCACGCTACAGCGTCTGCTATGGGGTAGCATGGCGCATGCGCCGTCATGTGCTGGCCTATGGTCTAGGGGGACGGTGTAGGCTACCGGGAGGGAGACCCAGGGACGTCCCCCTCCCTAGGCTAGGGCCAGTGACAGATCCACGCACGTAGCGCGTACATGCGATGGGTCGGTGATGGTGGATGATAAGTGTCCGCCACCCATCCATTCCCCGGGTGAAATTTTGCGCCCCCCACCCGCGCTTCGCTCGGGTTTGCTACCACTGTTAGTTCCAACTGATCGCACCTGGTCGTTGACTTCGAGGCGACCTTCGTCCATGATATGATCCAACTTGCCGGTTTTCCTAGCCGGCTAACCCCTTATTGGGAAAGGATCATTTCATGGCTGACATACCTGGATGGCTCCAGTCCATCCTCGACGCGGTCACTGCCGCCCCCACCGACGGCAAGGTCGAGACGCTCCTTCAGCTTGTCGACAACGAGATGCAGCACGGCCTCGGCCTGACCGCCCCCGCAGCTGTCACCGCCGGCCTCCTGGCCGCTGCCGCCGCCATCTCCACTGCCCTCTCGGCCACCCCTCCGGCCGCCGGCGCAACAGGTGCAACTGGAGCGACCGGCGCTACAGGTGGGACCGCCGCATCATCCGGCACCGCCACCTCGTCTGGCACCACATCGTCCCGCTCTTTATCTTCTTCTTGAGGTCGCTTCGCTGGCCGGCGAGTCACCACTCCCGGCCAGCTCCTCTACACCACTGACAGGAGAGTGCCGTGTCGACTGCTTTTCCTGGTATCCGAGGCCAGACCCCGCTTGACGACCTCCTAGACTTCAGCGGCACGGTCACTGCCGGCGGCACGGCCCAGCTGCTGCTACCGCAGCAGCCTCGCCGACTAGCACTGTCGGTTAGTGCAGTTGACGCGACTGACACTCTCTACCTGGGGATCGGACCCGCCAAGGGAGTGGCCACCCTCACCTCGGGGAGTGTCTCGGCCATCACAGTTAGCAATGGTGGGGTCGGCTACACGCTCGCACCCCAGGTCCGCATTCTAGGCGGGATCGTCCAGGGCGACTACGAGACGGCCCCCGGCTCGACCAACCTCGGCGGCGCATCCGTACCCGGCAGGGTTGCAGTGGCTCATGCCACCCTGACCGGCGGCGCAGTCAGCGCCATCACCATCGACGACCCCGGCGCTGGATACTTGGTTGCCCCCCTTATTTACTTGGAGAACCCTTGGCCGGCGCTTGGCGGCGGAGCCTACGCGCCCGGCGTCAACAACGGCATCCCCATCCCGATCAACACCACCTTCACCTTCAATGGCAGCCTCCTCGTCCCCGGCTCCGCCGTCGCCATCTTCGGCGCCACGACCGGCGACCAGTTCCACGTCAAGGTCGGCGGCCTGGTCTAGTGACCACCTTCGGCCTAAGGTATTGGAATGGCTACTTCCACTTCCATGTGATGTGGATGAGCCTGACTCCACCCTACGGATGGAACTCATCTCGCATGCGTAACCGTTACCGGGACCTCGACAAGGCCCTCCGTCACATCGACACCAAGGACACTGTCGTCATCATATTCCCGGTCTAGGAAGACCCAACAATGGGAGGTCTAGCCATCTTGACGTTACTTGCGCCTGGTTCGGCGGCCGTACTGAATGAGGCCGGCTGTCTCCCTCCGGGGTCTGGGTGCTTGCGCCGACGGATGGGGCCTCGCGCCCTGGCACAGCGTAATGCCAGGGATGCGCTGCACAAAACCAGCAGCAATCGCAGTATCAGCAAGCTGGAAGAAGCACAGGCAAAGAAGCAGCCGCAGCGGTACACACCACCGCTTGCATCGCCGGTATCCCCTCCCGACCAAGATTGGTATAGTTGGATGTACCTGATCGAAGTTGGGAGGGGTGATACAATGCCCGTCGTTCGTAGAGCCGCACCAATTGCGCCGCCGGTTGCTAGTGGCCGGGGCCTCCGCAACGCCAAGGTTACGGCCCCCGTTGTCAACGCTTTGATGAATGCCGCCGCCCGCGCCCCCACCCGAGGCCGCCGCAAGGGCCGCCGTTCCCGCCGGGCCGGCCGCAAGAGCTACTAGGTTGCCTATCTTCTTAGAGGACCGCCTCAAGAGACAGGCATCCAAACGGGGCCTGAAGGGTCGAGACGCCGCCCGCTATGTCTACGGGACTATGAATAACCGGGGCTTGATGCGTGGCAACCAAGTAACTGCCAAGGGCCGTGAAGCAGAGCGCAAGCATCGCGCCCATCAGCGCTCGAAGAGGCGCACCAGGAGGTCCTGATGTCTCTTGCGCATGACGACACCCCCGTCGCGCAGACCTACATGACCCGTGAAGAGGCCGCCGCTTACTTGTCCGAGCGGCTGCGCGGTCCCTTCAACGCCAAGCAAATCTCCAAGTGGGGCGACAAGGGTCCTCGCTACCGGCTCTTCAGAGGCAACAAGGCCGCCCGGGGCGGCGGCTGGGGCCGGTGGGCACTCTACACCGCCGAGGACCTCGAAGCCTGGATCGAAACCCAACTCGTGGAGCCGTTCCCCAATGGAAGACCTGACGAGCATCCTGCCGGCGAAGCGGGTTAACCGGCGACGGAGTAAACCAACCCTTGAGTTGCCAGTCTCCGAGCAACTTGTTGCTGGGACGACTCCCCAGTGGAGGAGTTTGTTCCAGGTCTTCCTCGACCATCTCACCATCGAGAGCCGTGAGACGGGCACCACCACCCTTGGCAAACATCTCTGGGGATCGCAGACCCGCGTCCTCGACTTCTTGGCCGCCGGCATGGACGAGGGCATTCGCGACTTCACCATCCTCAAGTCGCGTCAGCTGGGCGAAACCACCATCTGCCTGGCCATCGACTTGTTCTGGCTGTTCCTCTACCCGGGCATCAACGGCTGCATCCTCATCGACGACGAGGGCAACCGCGACAAGATACGCGTGATCCTGCGCCAGTTCGCCAACGGCCTGCCGCCTAAATGGAGACATCGCATCGTCGACGACAACAAGACCCTGATGTCGTTCAATGTGGGCGGCAAGCTCTCGATGCTGGACTTCCTCTACGCCGGCACCCGGCGGTCTACCTTGGGCGCTTCCCGCTCCTATCGCTTCGCGCACATGACCGAGGTCGCCAACTACGGTGATCCCGAAGGACTGGAGAACTTCATCCAGACCCTATCGGAGGGCCACCCCGATAGGCTCTTCATCAAGGAGAGCACCGCCAATCACTTCAATCACTTCTACCACATGTGCGAGCAGGCGAAGGAAGATACTCACACTCAGCGCTTCTGCTTCGTGGGGTGGTGGTCGCGTGACGATCAACGCATCTCTTCATCAGACCCTCGCTACAACGAGTACATGGAAGAGCCATGGACCGACGAGGAACTCGAACTCAAAGAAGAAGTACTCCGATTGTATGATGTCACGGTCACCGACGACCAGCTTTGCTGGTACCGTTGGCGCTCAACCGCCCGGTCCATCGATGAGGGCATGCTTCATCAGACTCAGCCGTGGACCGAGAGCCAGGCCTTCGTCCTCTCCGGCCGGAGCTTTTTCCCCCTCCGCCGGGTAGAGGCCGACATCAAGGAAATCTACCAGGCCGCCCCTGCTCAGGACTCGCCCTATGACTTCACGGCTTATCGGTATTACTTGGGCCAGGACTTGCCCTCCACCACCATCGAGGAAGTTCACACCATCGACGAGGCCGACCTCAAGGTCTGGGAGGACCCTGTCCCTTGGGGCCGCTACGTCATCGGCGTCGACCCCGCCTACGGCCGCTCCGACTGGAACGACAGCCATGCCATTACAGTCTGCCGCTGTTATGCCGATCGCCTAGTGACAGTGGCCGAGTACGGCACCCCCGAGCCCGAAACCTTCCAGGTGACATGGGCTCTTGCCCATCTGGCCGCTCTCTATGACGATTGCTACATCAACATCGAGGTCAAGGGACCCGGCGTCGTCATCATGAACGAGCTGCGCCGGCTCAAGGTCTGGCTCCAGTCCCAGATGATGGCGACCATCGTTCACGACAAGGACTGGCACAACATCACCGACAACGCCAAGTGGTACTTGTGGCACCGCCCCGACTCCCTCGGCAAGGGCTATGCCTACGGTGTCAATACCACCTACGACCTCAAGATCGCGATCATGAACGAACTTCGGGACAGCTACATCAACCATGCCCTGTGGATCAAATCCCTGCGCTGTCTCAAACAGATGCAGTTTGTGGTACAGGAGGGTGCGGACATCGGGCCGGGTGCCAAGGGCCGCAACCACGATGACTACGTCTTCAGTCTCGCCTTTGCTCACCGGGCATGGCAGGACTGGGTCCGGCAGGACCTGATCGACCTCGGCTACACCTGGGCACGGGCGCAGCAGGACGACCTCGATAGGAAGACCGGCCGGCCGCCCAATGCCGTCGCCAGCATCGTCGCCAACTTCTTTGCCAATAAGGAGCGCGACCGGACCGAGGGGCCGCCCGAACAAGCCTGGTACCGGGAGCGCGGTCTGTGACCAACATGACAGGCAACAGTGCGCTCAACCGCTTCTACATGAGGCTGCACAACTACAGCCAGACCCACAACGGCGAGAAGCCGGAGCAAATCTATATGCTGTGGGATGAGTTCAAGGATATTATGCAAGCACTGCAAACACATGGAACCGACCTCAAGAGTGGGCATCTCTTCGGAGTGAAGGTGGCCGTCGTGGACTTCGCCGACGATCCTCTCTTCAAGCGGCTCCAGGCCATGGCCCGACTGGTGGGGGCGGAGGTAGACTATCCCCATGAGGCCGTCGCCGAGTTCTTCAAGGATGGCGGCGGCTGGCGCTTTGTGGCGACCGTGCCCGGGAAGCTCTACCCTATAGAGCACGCATGGAGCTGACCCATGTTCTTCACCTTGGCGATCAAGAACAGCTCACATCCGCTGGTAGCGCCACTGGTCATTCACACGCACCCGGTGACAGGTGACCGGATGACCCTTGACATGGCCCGTTATCTTGCAAGGGGCATGATCGAGGAGTTCATCAAGAACAACAACCTACACGGCTCCGCCGTCTGGAAGGCGCGCAATGAGGTCGACGATCTCGAACCCAACCACTTCGTCTCCCTCGACACCCTCACCATCGAACTCCGAGCAAAGGTGTTATATGACGCATGACCCCGAGTGCGAGCGGAGCGAGCACGATGCCTAGGTACATCCGCGTATACAGGTGTCCCGACTGCTTCCATAAATGGCGTACCGAGTCGAAGCTGGGCTTCCTGGAGCCGGACTGCCCCCAGTGCGGCTTCCACCCCGACCCGCTGCCCGACCGGGTCACCATGCCGGCGATCATCGGCACCCATGCCAAGGCTATCGACGAGGCGTGGAAAGTCGCCGAAGGCGACTTTGGGCTGACCGACATGCGGGACAATGCACAGGAGGGCGAGACGGCCTACAAGATGCCGCCGGCCCCACCCACCAACATCATCGGCCCGACGAATGCCGTCCAGCAGGCCGGCGGCTTCATGTGGGGAAATGCTGGTAATGGGACCGTGCCGCAAGTCCCTGTAGCCAATGTCTTGCAGCAGGCTCAAGCGGCCGCCAAGATGTCTGACGCCCAAGGCTCCAATCCCATGCGGAAGTTGCACCAGGCCCGGCCGACGATGACCGCGCACTCGCTGGGCAACTTCAACCGGAGATGACGATGCCGACGTGTGACACCTGCAAGTTCTATCTTGCCAACCGGCCGGAGACGCCGCGCGAGTGTCACCGCTTTCCCCCCGCTATGCAGCTTCATATCGTACAGGTCCTCGACCCGGAGAGCGGCCATCCCTCCGACAGGGTCACCAAGTATGTCGCCTACCCTGCGCCACAGGCGGATTGGCCGGCGTGCGGCGAATACCGGCCCGGCGTCATCGAGGCCCGCGCTGTGAGTATGGATAGCCTGATCGGGCACCCCCGGCCTTCACCTGGTCTGAGGAACGGTTCGTGAGCGGACCCGGCCCCTACAACCTGGTGATCTACCGGGGGGACACCGCCACCTGGGAGTTTGTGCTGTGGGAGGATGCCGCCAAGACGGTGCCCTTCGACCTCACGAACGCAACAGCGAAAGCTGAAATCCGCAACCGGCCCGGCGGCGTCCTGCTGGTCACCCTGACCACCAGCATCACCATGCCGAACATAATCAACGTCTTCTTGACCGAAGCCAACAGCCTGGCGCTCAACGGCGGCGTCTTTGCGTGGGACCTACCGGTGACTATGTCGGGAGGCACCGTGCAGACCATGGTGGCGGGGCCTGTCACGGTGACGGAGGATGTAACAGGGAGCGTGTGATGGCCTTCACCGATGTCGCCGTTGTCGATGTCGTTCCGCCGCCGCCCATCGTGGTCGATGTGGTGGTGCCGCCGGGTGTCCAGGTGGTGGAGGTTATCGCTGGGACCCAGGGTCCGCAGGGAGTGCCCGGCCCCCCAGGTCTCAATGGTGCCGTAGGGCCGGTGGGGCCGCCGGGTACTCCCGGAGGGCCGCCGGGTCCAACGGGTCCGGCCGGCGTGAATGGTGCCACTGGTGCCACTGGCGCTCCTGGCCCACCGGGGGGTCCGACTGGACCGACTGGACCGGCAGGCCCTACGGGTTCCACAGGCGTACCAGGACCCATCGGCCCTGCTGGAGCTACCGGCGCTAATGGGCCTGCTGGACCGACGGGTGCCACAGGAGCCGCATCTACGGTACCAGGACCGACGGGACCCACTGGTGCAACGGGGGCGACGGGTGCCACCGGTGCAACAGGGGCGACGGGAGCCGCATCTACAGTACCGGGACCAACTGGGCCAACCGGGGCCACAGGTGCTACCGGAGCCACGGGTGCGCCGCAGACAGCCGCCAACCCGACAGCCCAGGTCAGCGGCACCGTTGTCAATGGCAGTGCAACCACATACATGCGCTCCGACGCAGCCCCATCGCTGGCGAATACTACCGTGACGGCGGGTTCTTATACACTAGCCTCGATCACGGTGGATGCCCAAGGGCGACTGACGGACGCCTCCAGTGGCACGGGCAGTGGAGGAGTAACCAGCATCACTGCTGGCACTGGGCTCGCGGGCGGTACCATTACCACAACCGGGACCATATCGCTGACGACACCTGTCGTCGTCGCTAATGGCGGCACCGGGCAGACAAACCTGGCGGCAAACAATGTCCTGGTAGGTAACGGCACCTCGGCGGTCTCTCTCGTCGCTCCCGGCGGCAACGGCGCGATCTTCGCCAGCAACGGCTCGGTGTCGGTCCCGTCCTACCGTTCACTGACCGCATTGCTCGATGCTATGGTTGGCACCGGCACCCAAGGGCAGATTATCTATCGCGGGACTGCGGTTTGGCAGGCGCTGGCTCCCGGTACAGCCGGTCAGACGATGCTATCGGGCGGTTCCGCTGCTAATGTGTCCTGGGGTGCGGTCAGCCTGACGGCAGGTGTAAGCGGCACGCTGCCTGTCGCCAATGGCGGCACCGGGCAAACGACGCTTACTGCCAATGCGGTGCTGGTTGGTAACGGCACTTCTGCCGTTACCGCGTCCGCCATTACCAGTGACAATGGCTCGACGTTGCGGGTGACAACCAATCAAGTTATTGGGCCGGCGGTCACGGGACCGGCTGTACACAGCTTGGTGATAAACGACACGGCGACCCAGCCGCAACCGGGCTATGCTGTCTCTGGGCGGCTCACCATCGCGTCTGAAACGACAAATCCGATGCTGTTGCTTGATGGCTACGGACCTAACACTAACTATCCGTATATCCTGCCACGTGTGGCACGGGGGACGGCGGCTGCTCCAGCTGCTATGGCTTCGGGTGATTTTCTTCTGCAAACCGCCGCACAGGCTTACAACGGGACAGCTTATTCCGGTGCCGCCAGCATCGCAATGTTAACGACTGAAGCGTGGTCGGCTGGACATCAAGGGACTGAAATCACTTTTAGCACAATCCCTGCTGGGACCACTGCGGGGGTGCAATCGTTGATCCTCAGCGGCAACAGCGCAACATTCTCCGGCACTGTGACGACAACAGGTATCACTATCGCCCCCGCCGGCACCGCTGATGCGCATATAACCCTTACAACATCAGCCAGAAGTTGGTTATTCGGCGGGCAGGGATCGGCAAGCCCCGATCCCAACTCCTGGATTATCTACGACAACACAGTTGGTGCCTTCCGCTTTGTCATCGATACCGCCGGCGTCACCTACAACACGTCCGGCAGTTGGACGGCAATCAGCGATCCTCGCGTTAAGACCGATATGGCTTCCTACACTGCCGGTCTGAGCGAGATCGAGCAGCTTGAGCCGATCACCTATCGTTACAACGGTGAGGGCGGCACACCGGAAGATGACGAGAGCGTCACCCGCTACGGCCTCGATGCACAGGCGACACAGGTGGTCATGCCGGAACTTGTTGGTGAGCGCAGCGGCTACTTGTCGCTCGACAGTGGCCCGCTGATCTACGCGTTGTGCAACGCAGTCAAGGAGCTGTCGGCCCAGAACGCTGACCTCGCCGCCCGTCTCACAGCTCTTGAGAAGGCACGCTAGGCCGCCTCGCCTTCGCCCGGCTCCTCTTCCGTTGCCGGCTCTTCTTCTACCTCGCCGGGTTCCTCGGGCGGCGGATCGGGTGTAAACATCGGCATGGCCTCCTTGTTGGACGACCCCTCCTTAGAGCTTGGCGGCGCACTCGACAAGGTGGCTCCGCAGACCCCTGTGTCCGGGCGGGTGATCCGGCCCCCCCGGTCCATCCTGGATGTGGTCACCGGCGCAGGTCAGGCCATTGGCGAGGACGTGACCAACATGGGCTGGGGCCTCCTCGACTACATCATGACCCCTGGTAAGGTAGCCTCCGGGGAGATACCCGCCGCTGATGTGCCGAGGGCGGCACAGGGCTTTGCTGCCAACACTGCCCTGCTGGGTGCCGGCCTCCCTGCTCCGGCCGGCTCTCTTCGTATGTTGGCGGGTGTTGATAAGGCCGCCGCTGTCGACACGCAAGCCTTGAGAGTAGCTCAGACCATGGCCGCAGCCGGCGCATCCCCTGAAACGATCTGGACCAGGACCGGCCATTACCAGGACGCCTTTGGCAACTGGCGGTTCGAGATACCCGACCAGGGAGCCAGGCTCGTTGCTCCCCCTGGCACTACCGGGACCACAGCGGGTCAGGCCTTTGAGCACCCCGAAGCTTATAGACAATACCCGGAGCTGGAGAAGCTGCCCGTCCGCTTCCAACCCATGAGGCCTGGTAGCAGTGGGGTGCTCTATAGAGATGCGTCTGGACAGCCCGCATTCATGCAGATCAACTCCCTGGACCCGGCATCGGAGCAGCTCAAGACCTTCCTGCACGAAGGGCAGCACAGTATCCAGAACTACGAGGGCTTGCCCGGTGGCGCGCAGGTGGAGGACTTCCTGCCGCCGGACTACCTGGCCCGGCAGCACCACTACCACATGGACGTGGGGGACTATCAGACCAGAGCCGGATATGCCGGCCTAGACCAACGCACTATAGACCTCGCGCACTATCATATAGAGAACCCGACGGCCCCCATAACGCCGGAGGGACAGGCAGCTCTGGACCGGGTAAGCAACGAACCCTTCCTGAAAGACTTGGTCGACACGATGAAGACAGCGAAGGCGGGACTGGATGCCGACTACTTGAAGGCTCATGGCGAATACCAGAAGGTGGCCGGCGAAGCAGAGTCCCGCAATGTGGAGGACCGCTTCGATATGCCTCCCGACATCGCCAGGCAGCTCATCCCGACCAGCACCCAGCCGGTCCCCTTTGGTCAGGAGACGATTGCCCCCAACGAAGTGAGGCCGCTCGGGCCTAGGCCGCCGTCTCCTGTCCAGTGGACCTGGCCTAATATACTGTCTGCCCTCGCCGGCCTCCAACAGGGACAGCAGTGATGGCTGACGACGACACGGGTAGGGCGCAGCCCGGCCTCAAGCAGGACCTCCCCCAGCTGAACCTGCCGGATGTCTACGTGGGCAAGCCGTCGCCCGATTATGCTGCCGACATCCCGTCGGCGCTGAGGTCGGCGTACAAGGCGATGGTCGACAACGGGGTCACGCCGTGGAATGCCCGCGAGGCGCTTCTGCCGCCGGCCGACGAGGTGCTGCGTGCACCACTTACCTTTGGCGAAGGAGAGGACCTGGCGATCTACGGGCAAGGCGGCCGGCCGCAGACCGGCGACCCGGTGATCGGCGGCGGGCCGGCGCAGCTTGGTTTAGAGGGTCTGCGAGGCTACACGCCGGGCGACTACTACAAGCGCACCTATGACTATGTCGGGATGAAGAACGCAGCCGACACCCAGCCAGAGCTTGAGGACCAACGTTGGTGGGGAGCCAACCTCCAGCGCAACCGGGCCTTCTTGAACCCAGGGGCGACGGCCCCCTACAACACGCAGCTGCCACCCCAGCAGGAGGCCCAGTTCCGCGCCTGGCTGACTGATAACAAGATCCCCTTCAATCCCGACCTGCCTGTGTCGGACTACGACATGCGCGGCTACTGGGCCGCCCTTCAAGCCGGCGACCCGCACGCCAAACAGGAGGTCGACCCCAACGACAACCGGCCGCACTTCCCCGATTACTGGAAGACACCTCTCTCACCTACCTTTTCCAGCGACAGTCAGTGGGCCAACCCCGAGGTGGCTCCGAGATGGGACGGCGACAACTACCGGTTGCCGAATGGCCAAATCCTGTGGGACGACAAGGCGCAGAAGTGGATCGGACCCAACCCGCCATGGGGACCACAGAGCCAGGCACCGCAGCCAGCGCTGCCACGGATGGGTGGGGTGCCGACGGCCAACTCCCTCCTCCAGCAGATCATGGCCGTGCCGCCGCATGCGCCGCAGGGGCAGGAGGACCCCTCTATTGTTGGACTGGCCCCTCGGGAGCGTGACTACCCGAAGGATGACGAATACGGGCACATCCCCCAGCAGGGGCCGGCGCTGACCCCCTTGTCACCACGGTCCCTCCTCCAGCAGATCGGCACCTTGCACGGGTTTGGCGACATGGACGAACAGGAGAAGGCCGGTAACCTGGTTCCGTCTCTTGTGCCATATCTGTTTGCCCCCGGTAATACGGTCAGACCGGGGGACATCACCAACCCGCCGTACTATAGACCGGGGATGTATGGACCTCCGGCCAACGAGGCAGCTCTTCAGCAGGCTCCCCTCCTCCAGCAGGCGGCCCTCTTGCGGATGCTGCTGCCGGGTGGGTTGGTGGGGCCGGGCGGCTACAAGCCGATGCCGGGCACCCAGGACAACCCTCTGTTGCAGCCTGGAGAAGAGGGTGCGGTGGTGGGGTCGAGGCCGGTGCCGGGGAGCCGCGACCGCAATCGGTTCTTCAACCCCAATGGGTTGGCCCCCTATAATCCACCCGGCGTCCCAGACGACCGTAGTCAGGAGACTTGATGGCCAGGCGGAGTCAGACACCCAGCCATGCCGCCAACCTTGGCCGGATACCCCGGCGGGATGTCGGGGCGTGGTGCCAGGAGATCATCGCCAAGTGTACCGTGAGCCGGGATGACCGGGTCCGGCAAGCGCAGGTCTACAGGAACTTCTACTACACGGGGACGGATGACGGGCAGGGGGCCGTCGACAATGAGATTTACCCGGCGGTGGATCATCTGGCCTCGTCGCTCTTTAGCCCCGTCAACCCAAGATTTGTCTTTAGCTTTGACCATAGCGATACGCCGGAAGAGAGAGCTAAGGGACACAAGGCCGCCGAGCATCTCAGCAAGGAATTCTCCCGCCGGGGTGTCGACAATGCCTTTGCCGCCGCCGTCAACTGGGGCCTCATCGACAGCTCCTGCTTTGTCAAGCTGCTGTGGGGTCGGAAGGGCCTCGATCCCTATGTGATCGCCCAGGGCTTTATGGGTGTCTACTACGAGGGCCTCCAGGGACTTGATAGACAGGACGCCTTTGTCCACACCAGCTTCATGACGTTGGGGTCCTTCGAGCGAAGCATCGCGGACCACCCCGAAGAGCGGGCGATCAAGAACTATGTCAGGAGAAGGGCGCGGGCCGATCCCACCATCATGGGCCAGCAGCACGACGTGCGCACGTTGTTGATTGGCGGCACGATCCCGGTCAACCTGACGCCGCCCCAATCGAGCATTCCGGGAGGCTGGGTCAACTGGGTCAAGGGTCCCCGCCCACAAGTCGATGCCCAGACCCTGACGGAGCTTGTCCAGATCGACGAGCTGTGGGTGATCGACAATGACCGGGAGGACTACACCACCTTCCAACTGGTGGACGAGCTGGTCATCGAGGGCAAACTACAAAGACGGAACCTGCTGGGCATTAGTGGGCATCAGCCCTTTGTCCAAGTGGTTCCCAATCCTGTGCTCGACTACTTCTGGGGAAGGTCCGAGGCGGCCCAGCTGATGATGGCCCAACAGGCGGTCACGGCCCAAGTGAATGGCATCTCGCGGACCATGCGGATGCAGGAGGACCCGCCGATGACCTTCAACGGGATGACCGGCAACATCGATGAGAAGCGAAGTACACTCATGAAGCCCGGCGGCCGCCTCGCAGAGAACAACCCGCAGTTCAAGGCCGAGAACATGGCCCCCAAGTTGGCCGAGCAGGCCCTGCCTTTCCTGGGAGATTTGAGGGAGAACTTCCACCGGCAGAGCGGCTTTGAGGCACCTGTGTCCAGAGGCATGGGCGAGCAGGGCGTGCGGTCAGGTGTTCATGGGGAGACGATGGTGCGGATGGCTAGTCCAAGGTTGCGGGACCGGGCACTCGACATCGAAAAGACCTATGCCGAGTTGGGTGACCTGGGGTTCCAGATGTTGCAGGACAAGGTGCCCGACATGTTTGTGGTCCATGTCGACGGCCAGGCCAAGCCAGTAGAGTTTATCCTGGACCAATTGGCGGATGATTACGATCTGTCGGTAGACAGTCATAGTGCAAGTCCGGCCTTCTCGGAAGAAGCAAGGTCGCTTGCCTTTGACTTGGCGAGGACCAAAGCCATTGATGACAAGGGGCTAATCCGCTTGACACACCCTCCCCAGGAGGACACTCTTCTGGCCGACATCGACGAGCGCCGGAAGAAGCAAGCAGAGATGCTTGCAGCTCACCCGGAGATGCTGCGGTCCCAGGGTCGCCGTTAGCCTGGGTGTAGTCGGGAGCGGACCTTGTCCCTGGGTAGGGAGTCTCCCCGGGACGCTCAAGAGGAGGAGGCCCACCATGGCACGTCGCATGGGTCGCCGGCACCGTCGCGGTCGCCGGAAGTAACCAAGGGTTGGAGGGGGATAGAGGATGCCGCCGCCGCCGTTAGGTGCCCTGGGACCGCAGCCCCCCTTCGGCTCCGCGCCCATCACGCGTCCTAGCGCCAGTCTTGGTAGCGCCGCCAACGGCTCTGCCATGGTCGGTCAAGCGGTGAACATGCTGGAGAAAGCACTTTCCGATATTCCCCCCCAACACCCTCTCCACAAAGAAGTTCTCAGGGCCATCAGCAACCTGACCAAGGTTGCGCCGCCCCAAGCACAGTCACCTGGTGTTGGCCTCGAAGCCCTGAAGCAGATGTTGGCAGGTTCACAGCAGCAATCCCCGTTGGCTGCCCTGCTGGCTGGTCGCGGGGGAGGCGGTGGCGGGATGCCCGGAGTCATGCCACCGCCTATGGGGGGCGGCGCACCTCCTGGCCCCGGCGCACCCCCCGGCGGTCCACCCGGTCCGCCGCCTGGCGGACTCCCCATCGGATAGGAGAAGACCATGG